TTACCCTACGCTCACAATAGTCGAACTGCTTACATCCGATACATGTTTTTTGAACTCGTACTCAATGCGCTTAAGCTGTTCTTTTAAACTTCCGATTTCTTCTGCCTGTTCTCGTATTATATTGTCCTTTTCCCGAATCAACATCAATAAGGCCATAGAAGGATCGGACGGGGTTGTATTATCCTGCTTGTTTTCACTGTTTGGGCAAGTATTATTACGTAGCATCTCCCCATTTCCGGTTAGTAGCCATTCAGGGTTAATATCTCGACAATAGTCGATTATTTTATTCATCATTCCTTCCCCTATGTCTGCTTGCCTTTTCTTTTGAGCACTTAAATATCCATTGGATATTCCAATAGCTTTTTCTATCGCAGTAGGTTTCAAGCCTTTAATATTCAGATATTCATATAATCTATCGACAGCTTTCATTTTTTAACAGAAAATTTTCGGTAAATATTTTGTTTCATCGACAATAGTCGATATATTTGCAACGTATTCAAAATATGAACACGCCCCCAAAGATATGAAAAGGCGGCCATATAAACGAATATTAGAAGTAAAACTTAAAAATAGCAAAGGATATGAATGACGAGATTAAAGAATGGCAGACACAAAGCGTGAAGCACAAAGTCGCTTATGTGTTGATGATGGACGGTATCAGTTTCAGATACACTGAAGAGACCGGGATTGTGTTTTCTGCTCCCGATTTTTATGTAAAGAATCTTATCCGACGCTTGATGAGCTGTTACGGCGTGAGTTTGAAACCGATTATAAACGAATATAAATAAGAAACGATGAAGGCAAAAGTGATTATCGCTCAAGCGACGGCAGAAACAGTAGGATTTCTTTACGAACTGGTTAAGGGAATGGCTGAGAAAACGGCTATCAAGGCTTATCTGAGTGTGGACTATCAAGCGGTGTTCTTTCCGGTGGATAAACACGACCTGTCTTTTGTGAAACGGGTATTGGCAGATAGGGACTTTCTTTTTAAGGTGGAAAATGCTGAATAATAACAATAAAATATAGAGTTATGACACAGAAAGAATTTGAAGAAAGAACCGGCATTGTGCCGACGGAGGAAGAGTTTGATTATATCCATGCTGTGTATATGAGTACTTCAATGGACAAAGACACTTTTTGTAAAGAATACAAGAAACATGGGGAAAGCCGGATTATCCGCGATGTCCATGTACGAGTAGTGAACTATGAGATGAAATGTGAACGGCAAAAGGCGGTAGCTGATAGCTTGGCCGACTTCCTGATCGGAAAGGCACATACGTATGACGATACCGACTTCCACAGCCAGGCAGTGAAACTGGTGGGAGAGGTGGAAGTGGTTAGGCGGACTATCGAACTGGGGCTTCCTCTTTGGGACGAAGACCGGAAGTGTATTCTTTCAATGATTAACGAGCAGGGTAAATAGATTGATAGGTTAACCAGAGACAGCCCGGAAAGATGGGCGGGCGATTAGTTCAGGCAGGTAGAACAAGCGAAACTTATCCATAGAAGCCATTGTCCCCGGTTCGAATCCGGGATCACCCACAAGTAAGTAACAACAATAACGGATTAAAACAGATATAGAAATGAAGAGACGAATCATAGTTGAGCATGGGGAGGTAAAGCGGATCGCTTTACTGATGAACTGCACCTACGAGATGGTGTCGCATTCGCTGGCTTACCGAAAGGATACCAAGCTGGCGAAGGCGATCCGGAAAATGGCTTTGACGCGTGGTGGTGTCGAAGTGGGTGACGAACCGGTAAATGATACAAGCCATGAGGAAGAATTTGTTAAAACCGTTTGAAGGTGAATTTGTCTGGTGGCACACCCTTACCGGAAAAGAAAAGCTGTATGTCGTTTACTTCCTGCTCAGTTTTACCTTGATGGCGGGATTGACGGACGGCAATTCGATTTGGGTGATGTTTTTGGCAGTATTGAATTTCGGCAATTCCGTGCGGCTGATAAAAAGAGTGCCGATAGACAAACTGGAAGATTTTTAGTAAGCAAAACAGCTGAGTGATGGAATATTTCGAAAACGAACTATGTGTAACCTATGAGGAGCTTACCTCTGGCGATGATCCTGTTATAAAGTACTATACTTTACGGAAGAACATCACCAAAAAAATAATCCGAACCGCCAAACGTGGCGGTGGCGAAGGCTCCTACGCAAGGGTTATCTATTCCTCGCTCCCTGAAAAATACAAGGTCCGTTTCGTAGCGAAATATGGTGATCCGGTAGAAGCATTAAAATTACAACGTATGAGAAACAGGGTGAAAATAGACGAAAAGGCAAGAGAGTTTTACGAGGCATTCAAATACGACATGAACGGTGTTCAAACAGGGCTTAGCAAAAAGCTGATAGCAGAATATACTTTGAACGCTTCGGTGTTGAATACCTTGGTGTGTGACTTGGAAGACAAGACAACCAACCGGAAGATGTTAGGCAACAGCCTCAATACTTTGTGGGAATGTGTCGCCGCCACCAGCGAGAACTTGCGCGAAATCTATGGGCATACCCTGCCGGAAAACCTTGCGCGACTGAGGGGGAAAATCCGATGTTACAAATTACAGGGATACCCTTCCCTTATCTCCGGCAAGGTAGGCAACGCCAGTACGTTGAAAATAACCGAGGAGGCTGGTCGTTTCCTGATCGCTTTGAAACGCAGTCGGGTTCCGGTTTATACCGACTCACGGATATTCGAGGAATACAACCGGGTGGCACCGGAAAAGGGCTGGAAAGAACTGAAGAGCAAACGTAGCCTCACGATGTGGTTTAACCGCCCGGAGATACAGCCGCTTTGGTGGGACGCCGTACATGGCGAGATGTCGGCGCACCAGCGTTTCGGTCGCAAGCACCGTACGGAACTGCCTTCACACCGTGACACGCTTTGGTATGGCGACGGTACGAAACTGAACTTGTATTATCGGGACGAGAACGGGGATATACGCACTACGATGGTGTACGAGGTGGTGGATGCCTACAGCGAGGTTCTGCTGGGCTATTACATCAGCGACCACGAGAACTTTGAGGCGCAATACAACGCCTATCGCATGGCTATCCAGGTAAGCGGGCACAAGCCTTACGAGATCGTGCACGACAACCAGGGCGGACATAAGCGACTGGAGAAGGAAAAGAGTACGCAAGAACCGGGTTTCTTTGATCTGATCTGCCATGTGCACCGCCCGACAGCCCCCTATAGCGGGCAAAGTAAGACGATAGAGAGCATCTTTAACCGTTTCCAACAACAGGAATTGAATAAGGACTGGCGGTTTACCGGTATGAACATTACCGCCAAAAAGGAGAGCAGCCGTCCGAATTTGGAGTTTGTCGAGGCGAACAAGGACAAACTTTTCACTTTGGAGGAACTGAAAGCCCACTACGCTGAAGCACGCAAGGCATGGAACGAGGCCAAACATCCGGCGACCGGGATTCCCCGCATTGAGATGTACGAAAAAAGTGTAAACGAGGAGACGGACGTGGTGACGGTCTATGACATGGTGGATATCTTTTGGATATGGACGAAAAAGCCTGCCACGTTCACTGATTCGGGCATAGAGATCACCATCGGCGACAAGAAACTGCCTTACGAGGTGTACGAGCGTCCCGGCGTGCCCGATCATAAATGGCGCATGAAAAATACCTATCGCCGGTTCTATGTCAAGTATGATCCGAACGACCTTCGCGGTATTCGCCTGTATTGGGAGGACAATGCCGGTGGCCGGCGGTTCGAACGGGTGGCCGAGCCTTATATGGTCATCCATCGTGCCTTGCAGGACCAGACGGAGGGCGAGGCCGCCTTTATACGTCGGGAACAGGAAGCGAACATTCAGGATCGTATCGACCGTCAGGTGATTGCCAAAGAAATAGAATATGCCTACAATGTAGCTCCGGAACAGCACGGTCTGAGTACACCGAAACTGAAAGGTGTAACCGCCGAGGTGCAACGTGAAATCGACCGCCGTACAGGGAAGTATAGCCAGAATCCGGAAGAATATCGTATCGGTCGTGCGACCAAGAAAGCCAGCCTCCTTACCTGGGACCAGCTGACGGAAAACAAGATTGTGGATACCCGCAAGGTGGCAGGTAAATTATAAATAGAAAACAATAACGATAAAATATAATTGAAATGGAACCATTAAGTAGCAAAGAGAAAGACATGATCCGCGAGAGCCTTCGCGCCTATGTCGCCAAATATCCGAGCCAGAACAAGGCAGCGGGCAGCTTGAAGAACACCAGTGTCGGCACGATCAGCAGTATCATGAACGGCAAGTATGAGAATATTTCGGACGATATGTTCCGCAAGATCGCCTCGCAGGTAGGCAGCGGAAAGGTCGAAACCGGCTGGCAGATCGTGGAAACGTCCGCTTATCAGGAAATAAGCTATGTGCTGGATGACGCCCAGCGTTGGCGTAACGTGACGTGGGTGGTCGGCGAGGCCGGATGCGGAAAGACGACGACGGCGCGCCTTTACACGGAAGAGCACAAGGAGGTTTTCTACATCCTTTGCTCCGAGGACATGAAGAAGGGTGACTTCGTGCGTGAGATCGCCCAAAAGGTCGGGATCAAGACGGACGGGCACAATATCCGTGAGATCTGGGGCCTGATCCTGGACGACGTGATACAGATGGACGCTCCGCTTTTGATCTTCGACGAGGCGGACAAGCTGACCGAGCCGGTGTTCCATTACTTCATTAGCATGTACAACAAGCTGGAGGACAAAAGTGGAATCGTTTTTCTTTCCACCGACTACATCAAAAAGCGCATCAACCTCGGTTTGCGTCACCAGAAACCCGGATATAAGGAGTTTTTCAGCCGTATGGGGCGTAAATATTTCGAACTGGAGGAAACGACCGCCGGCGATGTCTACTCCATCTGCGTGGCCAACGGAGTACAGGATAAGAAGAAGATCGAGGAGGTGATTCGGGATGCCGAGCCGTGCGATTTCGACCTTCGCCGCGTGAAGAAAGCAATCCATCGGGCCAAACGGATGGGTGAGTAAAACAGCGTTTTAATAACATTCAAACACCGTTCAAAAGATATGAAACGAGCATTGAGCGTCCGGGATATACTGGACAAAAAATATAATACTTTCCCCTTCGAGGGAAAATGGAAGGAGGCGTTCGGAACACCGGAGCGTGTCGGTGTGTGGTTTATCTGGGGAAACAGCGGTAACGGTAAGACGTCGTTCGTCATGCAACTTTGCAAGGAGCTTTGCAAGTATGACCGGGTAGTTTACAACAGTCTGGAAGAGGGCGCGTGCCTGACGGTACAGAACAACCTGAAGATGCACGGCATGTCGGAAGTAAGCCGTCGGCTGGCATTCATACAGGAGGACATGGAAGCGTTAAAAGCCCGCTTACGTCGCCACAAGAGTTACAACATCGTGGTGGTTGACAGCTTCCAGTACACCCGCATGAGTTACCGTGACTACATCGCGCTGAAAGAAGCCTTCCCCGGCAAGCTGTTCATCTTCATCAGCCATGCCAAAGGCAAGAACCCGAAAGGTGACGCGGCCGAAAGCGTGATGTATGATGCCACGCTGAAAATATGGGTTGAGGGTGGAATCGCATTCAGTAAAGGAAGATTTAAAGGACAGACCGGGGAGTATGTCGCCTACCCGAGGCTGGCCGAGGAGTATTGGAGCGACAGGGAAAAAATCGGCGTGTACAAATGATGAATAAGAAAAGGATTTACCAGTTAGGTATGGAGCCGCAATACGCCTCCCATGTGCTCCTGCTTTGGAACGAGGGCGAATATCCCGGTGACATACGGGTACGGCGTGCCAAGACCGCCGGTCTGATAGTCGTCGAGGTCGAGGAGCTGGAGCTGGCTGACAAAATCGTGAACGCCACCCGCTGCAAGGTGGCTATAAAGGAAGTTGAACAACATAAATAACAGGATCATGGATGAAGTGATAGAAGCAATCGTAAACGACGCGGTGGAAAGAGCAACGGCCTTTTCCCCCGGCGACCAATCATTCATTTACAGTGAAGTCTCAGACCGCCTGTCGGATTTATCGCATACGGCACTGATAACCGAGTACGGATTTAAAGAGGAGGACTTCGAATGAGTAGGAATTATGCACGTTTTTATACCCTCCTTAACCGTTTGCCTACAGAGGATAAGGACGAGTTGAAAGCCTCGCTGGTCAGTCAATACACCGGAGGACGAACCGAATCGCTCCGGGAAATGACCGTTAACGAGTACGATGCCATGTGCGAGGACATGCAGCGTATGGATGAGAATTACAAGGCGCGGGAAATCTACCGTGAGCAATTGCGGCAGAAACGCTCCATGGTGCTGAAGTTGATGCAAAAGCAGAGTATTGACACGACCGACTGGAACCGAGTGGATGCCTACTGCCAGAATCCCCGGATCGCGGGCAAGAAGTTTGCCCGGCTGACGACCGGGGAACTGGATACGGTAGCTATCAAACTCCGGATCATCCAAAGGAAAGACAGGGAAAAGAACACGGATTATTCACAACTAAATTAATTAAAGCTATGACAGAAGAAAGAAAAGCCGTTGAAATGACGGACGAAGAATTGAAACAATTCGAGGCGTTCAAGGCAGAACAGGCCGCCAAGCGAGCCAAGGAACAGGCTAAACGTGACCGCAAAGCCTACAAGGAACTGGTGGACGAAACGATCGAGGATGCAATCCCGGACTTGCAAGCGGTCAGCGACTGCATCAAGACCGTGAAGAACGGCGTACTGAATAACTTCCGCCGCGTGATCGACATGAAGTCGGAAGTCTTGAAATTGAAAAAGGACGGCCAACGCACAGACACCTTTACCAATTCCGCTGGAGACAAGCGTATCACCGTAGGGTATTATGAAACCGATGGCTACCGCGACACGGTGGAGGATGGTATCGCCATCGTAAAGGAGTATATCGAGGGGCTTGCCAATAATGAGGAAACGAAGGCGCTCGTTAAGATGGTACTCCGTCTGTTGGCCCGTAACGCGCAAGGAACGCTGAAGGCAAGCCGTATCGTCCAGCTTCGTAAGATAGCCGAGGAATCGGGAAACGAGCGTTTCATGGAAGGCGTGCAGATCATCGAGGAGGCCTACCAGCCGGCAATCAGCAAACAGTTCATCCGGGCCGAGATCAAGAACGATAACGGGGCATGGATAGCGATACCGTTAGGAATGACGGAGGCATGAAGGTAAAATCTGCCACCCTTACCCCCGGCTACTGGATATATGTCTGTCCCTGCGACTTTCAGTATTCGGTTTGTCGGGTGGATAAAACAGAGGGGAAATGGCTGGTATATTGTTTCAAATGCAAACAATCCAATGGAAAATATCACAAGATTATGGTAGAAAGAATAGAATTTTCTAAAAACTGGAACGGGAAATTGAACGGCGATAGCTTCACAACCATGAGGCTGCATGATTCCGTGAAATATTGCGTCGGTGCCGTCAAGCAGATTTACTTGAAGGGCATCTGGAAGGGGAATGCCCGGATCATAGACGTGAAACGCATCCACCTTTCGGATATAAACCTGTTCGTCTCAAAGTTGGACATGGGCCTTTCGGCGGAAGATTGCAGGCAGGCGTTTCGCGCCATGTACAAGCATCGCCCGGTCAATTGGGAAACCCAGCTGATCGACCTTTGCCTTCTGGAATACCTGAAGGAATCTAAAGAACCGGGATTGTTCCCGTGTCAGGAAGGGGAGGTGAGAGTATGAGCAGGAGCGTACAATCGATCGATCTTTTTATTGACAAATACACCCCCAAGACGGAGGTTGTGAAAGCCGGGGGCTTTATTTGCCCCTCCTGCAACGGGAGTGGCGGTTTCCAAGAAGAAATAGGGCGTGACGATTACAGATGGAAGACTTGCCCCCGTTGTGACGGGACGGGTAGAATGAGGGCTGTCGTTACGGTGGACTGGAAAGCGGATTACGACTCTTGAAAACCTATGATCCGAAAATGCCGGACAGCAGGTTTGGTCTGACAATGATTAATTTTTAAAACAAAGGAGAAATGATGAACAGTATTTTAAACAGGTTAAAAAGAAAAGCAGATCGACCGAATAAGACGGACGAACTGTTACCAAAACGGGAGAGAATGATCCCACCGCATATCGTGGTCTGCAAGGTCTGCGAGGGCAAGGGAACGAAAGAGGGCGCGACCTGCCCGCAGTGTAAAGGTTCCGGGCGTGTGATCGTCTCGTGTGAGGTAACAACTTATGTATCGGCTTACGTGCCAGAAAACGATTAAAAATAATCAGTCATGGAAGAAAAAGTAAGAATAGTAATGGAATTGGATAAGAACGTGGTTCAGACAGCGTGTTTTTTAGCTAATATAAACCTGTCGGATGAAGTCTGGCAGAAAATGGTTGCAGAACCAATTCTTTTCCCCACGGAACTTGCGGGAGAACAAAAAAAGGAAATGGAATTGGGAATGGCAATGGCTGCTTTGGGTTTAACACTACAAAAACAGGAGGAAACAGAATAATTATGGGTTATGATTTAATACCAAAGAAAAAAGGGGTCGATTGTAAAAGCGGAATGATATTTACATGGCCCGTCATACTGAACGAAACCGGTGCTTGCTACCTATTCGGCTATGGGGACCACACATTTTCTCCGGGGAAATATATTTATGACGGTTCCCGGAAAGATGGCAGTCCGGTAAGCAATGACGGATTTGAAGTCACAAAAGAAGAAGCCTGTATCATGGCGAGGCTCTTTAGGGGGTATGTCTCTGTAAAAAGGGGGTTGAAGGAAGAATGGGACCAGCTGTCGGAACAGGGACAAATCAAGATCAAATCCATGTTAGGGGAAAAAGCGGAACCACCGGCTGAAGAGTTCTTACATAAGATAGAAATGCTGGCAGATTTCTGTGAACAGTCAGAAGGCTTTAATATATGTTGAATATGAATGCGACGGATCAAGCCAAATTATGCAAGGCAGGTTATACCATACTTCGCCGGATGGATTATCCTTCTCCATGCATAAAATTCAAAAGTGAAGCCAATCCGCATAGCTGGAAAAGATACGGCGATTATTACCTCAGCAAAGCGGAAAGGGACAGGAGCATGAAACGTTTATTGCAAAGCAACGATATAATAGAGGATTGAATTATGAACATGAAAGATTTAGGACTGGTTCCCAGTGTGGCACAATGCGTCAAAGATGCCGAAGGAACGATGAAAATTATCAAGGAACAAATCCCAAGGTTGAGAGGCAGAGCCAGAAAGCGGCAAAGTGAGAGAAGCCTTGAATTTTTCGAGGCGGTGGTTTACCACTTGAAACGATTGCAACAGTTGGAATCGACAAAATAACCGGATGATAATTATCAATCGGCGGGAAGTACAAAAAGCTGTCCCGTCGATTGTTTTTTAGGATGGCTGGTTTAAACAAACTTAAAAACCGTCTATCCAAACAAACTTAAAAGCCGATGCCGCCGTAAAATACGGCATAAAACTGTACTTTTGTATTAAATACATTGATTCTATGGCCAAAGGACGAGACAAACAGCTGATCAGAAAACGGGATGAAGCCCTGTGCCGCCGCTACTATTATTGGACGGAGGCGCAGAGCGTCCGCTTCGACCGTGCCCTAAAGATCCTTTCCGAGGAGTTCTTTTTGTCGGAGGAGCGCATCATGGCCATTATCCGTGAACGCAGCAAGGTCGATCCGGATATCCACCCGGTCCCCAAAGTCCGTGCGCCCCGCCTGACCTTCAAACAGCTTTCCCTGTTCACGGACGATGCCGGCTATCCAATAGCGCGGATTCATCGCGATAGCTGAACGAGAACACAAATTCATACACCTTGATATTTCCGGGCAGGGTATAATCCCGGCTTTTGACTCTGACCAGTTCGTCCATGTTCCGGCAGAACTGGAAGTTTTGCAGTGTCCGGTATAGTTTCCCGGCCATTTCCATACGCTTCTTGATATGCCCGGTCGTTCCGCTTCCGATGTGGGTATCGTGATAACAGTCGATGCCCAGCCGGACGGTCAATGTTATTTCTCCCGCCTGCGTCCCCATTCCGATGTCTTTCCAGTCCGCTTCGGTGTTTCCTACCAGTACGCATGGAAACGTCACCGGATAAAAATCCTCGTTTTCCGAATCCATTCCTTCCAGTTGGCCGTAGTCCTCGTCGATGTAGGCTATTTCCGGCATTTCATTTTCTATCCTTTTCAGGATTGCGATGTACAGTTCTTCCATGTTGTTTATTTTAAAATGTTCCTTATTTCCATTTCGACGGTTTGCCTGATTTGTTTGTTCAATTCCGTGCTTTCACCGATAAACTGGCGTTTGGGGATTTTTATCTTCAACTTTTTCTTCCGGGTAAGGGCGAGCCCTTTCCACATGCCGGCTTCCGGCGGCAGTTCCCGTTGCCTTGTTTCCCCCTTTCTTTTACTCTTGGCGGCCTTTTTCCGTATGCCTGCTGCCTTGTAATACATCGCCCACGCGAACTTCCGCATCCGGGGTGTCACGGTCGGATGCGTCTCGCCTCCCCAGTTATGCAGCGGGGCGTATTTCACGTCGTTGGCCACCCTGACGCGGTAGTCTCCCGGCGTATATTTGACGGATGAGAACAGATGGTTGCGTCGCGAGAGCAGCGGGCCGTAACCTGCCGCCGCAGACTTGGAGCCGGACTGCTGGCGTTTTGTCACCGGCCAGCGCTGCAGACCGCCATTAACAAAGCCTCCCTTGCGGAAGTTGTCCTGGTAATGGTCTTTGGCCATGCGCCCCACCTTGACGGGCAGCTTGCGTCGCATGAGCGTGTCCAGTTCCTTCTGCTTGGCCTTGAGCAAGGCCGAAAAATCTTTTATATCCATATTATTGTTGTCCTTTCAAATAAAAACCGTACTTTTGTGAAAACTATCTTTTTATGAACATACCTGAACAAGTAATCAAAGAAGCCGGCAACATGATGGAACAATATGGCGGCAATCTTGAGTATCTGGGTGACGTTGACGGCCAAAAGGCGTGGTTGCTGCGTCTACCGGATGATCTTGTTATAGGCTTTCCGTTCCTGTACTTGTACAAAGACGGCGAGGCCATCGAGATAACAGGGCCTTCAGTCTTCGATTTCATAGGCTTATATGTCAAAGATGTCGAAGAAGTCGAGGTTGAATAGTTTGTTGTCTATTCTCATGATCCCCCTGCAGCTGTGAGAAGTTGCCGCTCCCATCTCACACAGGTATTTGACATCCTTCCACTCCATCCCCGATCCGGCCGAGTTATCGCTTTGCGGTTCTATATAACGAAGTTCCCCGTTGGCAAATCGTTGTAGGATGGTAGCGTGTCCGCTTCCGTTTTTCCAACCGATGCACAATTCATAAACGCCCTCTTCCTTGCAGATTTCATTGAAAAACTCCATATACCTTTTGGGCGTCATTTTCAAGTATCCCTTTGTGTAAAGCCAGTCGTTAATGCTGGTATGTTGCGCAGTTGTTCCGTCCGCATTCTTCCAGACTTCAAAAGCGCGTCCTTTGCTCAGATACTCCAGTTTTGAACCGGGCACATTTCCTTTTGCCGTGATATCAAATCCTTTTAAACGTAAGGCATAGGCCGGAGCACAAGTCTGGCAATTGATGTTGTAAGGCCTGGCTTTTTCCCGGTCGTATTCCATGTTCTTTCTATATCTTCGCCCGGCTTTATCCTGATAAGTTCCGTTAGGGTCTAATATGAACTCATTTGTATGTTTCGGGTTCGCATTCTGCTTGTCCGCCTCTTCCACGCTCATGGGCTTGCCTTTGGTGATCCCGAGAACTTTTTCCAGTTCAAGGTTATGCATGGCGATGGCTTTCTTTTCCTCATGCGTCAGGTTACCCGGCATTTCCGCCATCATTTCGTTTATCCGTCTTGTCAAGGCATCCACCGCTTCCCGCGCTCCCGTATGGGCCTCGGCCATATACGGGTGTCTGTCCGAGAACAGTCTGGCATCCTTACCCGGATTATTCTCCAACCCGTCCTGCGGTTTGTCGGCGGGATCGAAGTCGGGTAGGGGGGTAGGCTCCTCGTCAGTGGATGAGAGGGTACACTTGCAGTTCCATCGGTCGCCCGGCCGGTGTTTATTCCAGAACGGGTCGTCAATGGGCCGTATCGTTCCCCAGAACCGGCGGTGGTCGGCTCCCGGATGCAGGGAGGTGGACGGCATCCATTTCAGGTTGGGCAGCACGTCCTTCTCGCGCTCGAATTGCCGCCAGTCGGCGGCCTGGTGCGCCCGGATTATCGCCGTATCGTATTCGGTCTCCAGCCACTGGTAGACCTGATGGTCCGCGATGAGCATGACTTCTTTCGCCCACCGTTCGAACGGTTTTAAAACGCCGTTCGAATCGAGCAGCAGCGCGGCCATGTCGTTCTGCATCCGGTGCACCTTGAAGGCGGCGAACACGGCGTTGTTTCGTTTCAGTTCCTCGTAGAAGTCATGATCCGGATCATCTGCCGGACGCTTTCCGAACCCTTTGTCGGTGGCGATGTCGAGCGTATCCCATACGGCACGGAACATCTGAAGCTCGATGTCCGTCATGGGGTGGAAGTCCTTTTCGTAGATGCGGCGTACGAACGCCTCCAGCACGTCCCGATCAAAGGTGAAACCGGAGGATACCTCGTCTGCGGCATCCCGGTAAAGGGTGTCGACTACCAGTTTAAAGCCGCCCCGTCTTTGTGCGGGGCGTGGACGAAAAAACTCTTCAGCCACGCCATGAAGTTCCTTTTCTGTCGCCCCGTGGGGGCTTCATCCTCTTTGTCCGGCTTTTCTTCGGGCTTTTCTTTTTTGCCTTCCGGCGGAACGGGTGAGGCCGGTGTTTGTGCATTTTGGGCGGCTTCCGCTTTCAGCTGCTTGTAGTTCTTCGGTTTCTCTATGCCGAACTTTTCATAGAGGAAATCATCATCGATGGGCAGGTTGAAGTCCCTTTTCAGGGTGGAGAGGACAGTCATTTCGGTTTTCGTGTCCGTTTCCTTCTGCTCGGGGAAACAGAACTTTCCGCCGGAGGTATCGATGCCCATTACCTGGAAGATGTCGGTCATGTCGTAGTTAAGCACGTTCAGCAAGAAACGGCAATCCGACTTCAGCTTTTTGTCCTCCACCTTCTTGTGTACCGTTCCCAGGGCCTGTGTCCCGGTCTTGGAGGCTTCCGTGGTCAGCGTGTTGCCCAGTACCAGTTTCGATATCTCGCTGTTGCAACGCTCGCAGAGTTTGTCGTATAGGTCCGCCGATCCGCTCTTGTTACCCGCTTCCCTGAGGTTCAGTTCCGTGTCCTTGCCATGGATGAACACGCCCAATGATCCGATGCCCGTCGCGTCCTCGATGGCACGCTGGCGTGCCTCGTCGTCGTCCGTCTCGTAGGTGTACTCCTGTATGGGCATCCCGAAGACTTCGGCGAACTGCGCCCAGTCGGCCATGTCGTTACGTTTGTAGATAACCCACGGCGCGGCTTTTGCCAGCAGCCCCATATCGTCCTTGTTCCCGACAAAGAGCAGGTCGGGGTATTCATCCCACGGGGTTCCCGTGATGTCCGTCTGGTGGCGTAATATGAGGCGGCGAACGGGGTCGGCGTGCTTTCGGGGGATCAGGTCATAGTTGATCCACGGCCCTTCATGGTAGAACTGCATGAGCGAGAATCCCCACCAGCGGGCGGCAAGGATATCCTCGATGCAGCGCCGGAACCACGGCGACTGCAACTGCTCGTTTATGCTCTCGTCCGGTTTCCCGTCTCGCTGGAACTCTATGTCCAGTGCCAGCACGGCCTCGACCCTTTTGTCGATGACGCTGGACAGGTGCGTGTCCATCAGTATGTCGCTGTACAGGTCGTACAGTTTGAACCGGCGTGAGTAGTCCACGTTCTCGAAGGCGTGGATGGCCGCCGTCATGTCGGCGATGTCGATGCCGAAACGTCTGGGCTGCGTGAGTACGATGGTTTGCGTGCCCGTGATGCCCGGCCGGCGCAAGTTCCCGCCTACGGTGATGCGCCCTGTATTTTTCTTTCTTCTTCCCATGATTTAAAAATGGTTTGAACGTTTACGGTTGCTTTTTATGATAAAGCCGGAGCGTGTCCGGCGTTCTTCCTGCGGCAGCAGCGGTGCGCCGTCGATGCTGATGTTCCCGTCCGCCACCGCCTCCAGCCATTCCTTTGCCCGGTCGTAGCGGTCTTTTCGGACGGAGGACATGTTGCGCGGGTTGTGGATGCAGAAGATGTGGTACACCGTGATGTCCACGGCCATCATCAGCACCAGCTGGTTGCGTTCCTGACCGGTCGCGGCGAACAGGCGGTCGCAATCATACCGCCGTGAGAGGTATCCCCTCATTTCGGCCAGCGTACGGTCCTCGCATATCTCCACGATGGACTCGTCCTCGCGTGTCAGCGCGTCCAGTATCTCGCGGTGGATGCTGGCGTCATAATCTGTCAGTTCTATAAATTGGCTCATTGTCTGTACTTGTTGTTTTTGCGCAACACGCTGCGGGCGATCTTCTTTGCCGGTTCCATGTCGCGTTGTTTACGGTCTATGATACGGTTCCCGCCTTCCACGCAGTCCGGCCCGTCGGCGGGATATGTAAGCTGTAGGTTGAAAAGTCGGAACTGGTCTTCCAGCCGCTTCATGTGCGGGTTGTCCCGTTCCGCCTCGTTAAAAATGAGGTTCCCCTCCCGGTTGAGCGGTTCGAGGTTGGCTTCGATACGGGTGGCCTTGTCCGTTTTCTTGTCCTCGTCGCCTTTGATGTAGAGTTCCACGCCCTGCTCGCGGCGCACCTTTCTGACAAGTGGTTGGAACACCTGCTGGAAGAAGGGGTCCTGCAGCTTGTTGTTCTCCATGTAACAGTACACGGGGCATCGTCCGCCTACGAAGTCCAGTAGCTGCACGTACCACTGGATGAACTCCGCGTTCAATCCCCGGTCGAGGAATGTTTTGATAATGTATAAGCGTCCGTTTATTTTACCAAGGAGGCAGATTGTCTTGGTAGAACTCTTTTTGCTTTTGTTCTCGCCCGGTGCGGGGTCGCCGTAGATGACGAGGAACTTGAATTTGGAGAGGGTGGGCACTTTCCCGTAGGCGATCTCCTGGAACACCTCCCCGTCGGCCACCGGGTTGTTGAAAAACTCCTTCTGGGCGGCGGACGCGCTGACCAGGGAGAGGAACAGGTCGATGTCCTCTTCCGAGTTCTTTTCGGGCCATGAGGATACGCCGTTTTTACCCCGTATGTTGATGACATCCACATGCCCGATGCCCTTCGCCTTCAGTTCCTCCGCCTTTTCGATGGCGCGTGTGATGCAGCAGTCCGCCGCGATGATGTTCCCGTTGAACAGCACCCGGTAATGTCCGGATACGGACATGGTCGGTATCAGTGCCTCTTCCAGCCACTTCCATTTGGCCTTGATGCGTTCCGGGTTGCGGCATTCCTCGTCGGTGTCTATATCGTCAATGAGGATGCAGTCCGGGCGGAAGTTCTTGTTACGTGTACCACGGGGTGACTGCCCGGCTCCGATGGCTCGGAAGGAACAACCCGACTGGCAGGTAAATTCCCCTGTTTCCCACGCGCCCGGCTTTTTCTGCGTTCCGTAGTCCTGTATGATACGCTGGTTCTCTTCGAGATTGGCCATGAAGGGCAGGAGCAGACGCTGGGCGTTGTCCTGCGAGTTGGAGATGAGCAGCACGTTGCGCACCCGGCGGGTCAGCGCCAGCTTGATGATCTCCATCATGGCGCGTGCCGATTTGGCCAGCTCTCGTGACCAGGCCCTGACCTCATACCATCTTTCATGCGCCATTATGCGCCGTGTCGCCTTTTTGTGGAAGTCGGCGGGATTGCAGGTGTAATACTGCGCGAAGTAGTAGCGGAACCATGCCTCGTCGTCCGCCTCCAGCCGTTTTTTTCTGGTCTCGATCTCGGCGGTGGAATCCGCCGGGTTGATGTCCGAGCTCTCCCGGATGGAAGCGACCAGTTCGTTCCACCCTTCCAATGCCATCCGGTCTTGTGGTGTAAGCCTTTTCTTTGCCATGTCCTATGCGAGTTTTGATTTGACAAAAGCGTCCAGCAGCGGGCAGACCTGTTTGGCCTGCTCCGCGTCGTAGGTACGCAACCATTTGAGCAGGTCGGCGAACACGGACGTGATATCCGCCAGCCCGACCTCCGTTTCCATCTTCTTGATGGCGTTCGCCAGCTTGGAGATGGTATCCGCTTCCGCGGCGTTGGGAAACCGCTCTCCCTGTTCCCGCTGGGCGATCTTGCCGTTGAGCTCGGCCAGTTGCCGGTACAGGTTCTTTAGTTGTTCCTCCTTGGTGATCGTGACCGATACCTTCAGGTGTTCCCAGTTTTCTGCGTTGATCCATTTGTTCACGGTGACGCGCGACACTCCCACCCGCTCGGCGATTTCCGCCTGCGTGAGGTTTTCCTTTACGAAGAGCAGTTTCGCCCATTCCTTGCGCTGTCCGGTAGTCATTTTATCCGCCATAGTGTCTTTTTTCAGACAAAGGTGGCTAAAAAACGACGTTCGGGAAAAAACTTGCCGCATGATACAACTTTATAGCGTAATGATAACATTATAAGCTGTGTATGATAAAATCCCGATTTGCCTGATCCCCTAAATACCTTCATTTTTGCACCGTAAACACGGCGGGAACCCGCCCTAAGCGATATAGAGAAATGAACCGTTTTTTTAATATGATACCCGGTGAGGACGCCTGCTGCATCCTTTTGTACGGTGACATCGGCGAATACAGCGATGTCACGGCGGCTGCCATAGTTCGCGAGCTCATGGAGGCGGAGGCATCGGGAAAAAGGATCGATGTCAGGATAAACAGCAACGGCGGTGATGTCTATACAGGTATTGCCATCTTCAACGCCCTGCGTGGCAGCAAGGCGGATATCCATATTTATGTGGACGGCATCGCCGCCAGCATGGCCAGCGTGATCGCCCTGTGCGGAAAGCCCGTCGAGATGAGCAAGTACGCGAGACTGATGCTGCACAGCGTTTCGGGAGGTTGTTACGGCAACAAGACGGAACTCAGGCGCTGTTTGGAAGAGGTGGAGGCGTTGGAAAACACCCTCTGCGAGATGTATGCCCCGAAACTGGGCACCAGCGTGGAGGAAATCCGGGCGCGTTACTTTGACGATACCGACCATTGGCTGAAGGCGGACGAGGCCCTTGCGCTGGGTTTTATCGACGGGGTTTATGATGCCGATCCCGTACCGGAGGATAGTACGCCCGAACAGGTTTACCGCATATTCAACAACCGGCTTGAACAGCCATTAAACGATACCCAAATGAATTTAGAAGAAGTAAAGAAACGTCCGCGCTTCAAGGATTGCGCGACGGACTCGGACGTGTTCCGCGTGATGGACGCGCTCGAGGAGGAGGCGGGAAAGGTTCCCGACCTGACAGCCGAGGTGGACAGGTTGAAGAAAGAGAACAAGGCTTTTACGGACAAGGCCAAAGAGGAGGACGAGGCGGCAAGGAAAAAATTGCTGGACGATGCCGAGGCCGACGGCCGTATTGACGCGACCACGCGTCCGGTGTATGAGAACCTGCTTAGCTCTGACCGTGAGAACGGGGAGAAAGCCCTGCAGAACCTGAAACCGAAAAAGAGAGTGACCACTGACCTGCGCGTGGAAGTGGGAGGCGAAAGCCCGTGGGACAAGCGCATGTCGGAAATCAAGAACAAACTAAACCGATAAACAATGGCAATAGTAGTAAAGAACACCAATTACAACGGCGAGGTACTGGAGCAGATCCTGACGCTTGCCGCCACGGGGAACGAGATCGTCGAGAAGGGGCTGATCATGGTCATTCCCGGCGTGGAGAAAAAAATCAGCCTGCCGCGCCTTAAAAGCGGCAAGATGTTGCAGAAACGTAAGGAACACCCGGACATCGAGGATTCCAAGGGGAATTTCAACTATTCGGAGAAATCCCTTGACCCGGTGGACTTCATGGCCTTTACCGTGTTCAATCCTCGCGCCTTCGAGCAGATTTGGCGCAAGTGGCAGCCTAAGGGTAACCTCGTGTTCGCCGAACTGCCCCCTGAAGGACAGAACGCCCTGCTGGCCGAGCTGACCAAGCAGGTGAAGTTCGAGCTGGGCGACCATTTTATCAACGGCACGTATGGGGATGACGACGACCATCTGATGAACGGTATCCTGACACAGATGACGAAAGATACCGAGCTTATCATCGTATCGGGTAAGCCGGCGACCATGCTGGAGAAGTTGAAGGCCGTGCGTAAGGCTATCCCCGTGGCCATCCGTAACAATCCGAACCTGCGCATTATCATGAGCGTTAACGATTTTGACAAGTACGACGATGAGTTGACCGAACGGGAGGCCAAGAACGCCAGCGAGACGGACGTGAACAGCAAGCGTTACAAGGGCATCACCATCGAGACGCTCTCCGCGTGGCCGGACGATCTGATCGTGACCACCCTCTGCTCGATGGGCGCGGACGGCAATTTCTTCGCCGCTGTCAACTTGCAGGATGACGAGGACGTGATCCAGATCGACAAGGTGTCCAACGCCAGTGAGCTGTATTTTTTCAAATTGCTGATGAAAGCAGATACGAACATCGCTTTCGGCGAGGAGGCTGTCGTACTGGATACCCGTACCAACCCCGTGTTCAAGGCCGTGGAGAAAACCATTTCCGTAGAACCGGCCACCCTCACGTTTGAGAGTACCGGCGGCACGCAGAAGGTTGCGGTGACGGCTTCCGGTGAGTGGAGAGCAAGTGCGGCTCCGGCGGGCTTCAAAACAGTGGAAACGGACGAGGGCCTGACCGTTACGGCTGATCCGAACACGACCGGCAACGACAAGACCGGCACGATCACCGTCACCCTTGATGCCGACCGCAGTAAGACGGCCAAAATCACCCTGACCGCTAAAAAGCAGGGAGGGGGTGCGTAATGGCCGGGTTGAAATACCTTGTCATTCATTGCACGGCCACGGCGGAGGGCCGTGAGGTGTCATCGGCGGACATCCGCCGTTGGCACACCGTCCCGGTAAGCGAGGGCGGCCGTGGCTGGAAACAGGTAGGCTACACCGACCTGTTCCACCTGAACGGAGGCGTTGAACGCCTTGTGGATAACAACGAGGATGCAAATGTAGATCCGTGGGAAGTCACCAACGGCGCGGCGGGTTACAACTCCGTTTCCCGGCATATCGTGTATGCCGGAGGATGTGCCGCTGACGGCAAGACTCCGAAGGACACGCGCACCGGTTGTCAACTGAAGGCGATGGAGAAGTATGTGAAGGACTTCCACCGCCGCTTTCCAGATGTTCGCATTGTAGGACATAGCGAGCTGGCGGCGAAAGCCTGCCCCAGCTTTGACGTACAGAAATGGCTTAAAGAGATCGGTATTAACCAATAAAAAAAGAAGAAAGAAATGAAACGAATTATGTTGTTTTTGATGCTGATGTTTGGAACGGTGTCGGCAGTAATGGCCCAAGGGCCCGATGTTCCGGTTACGGATTATGACGCGATGATTGGCACGTTTGCCGGTTTTGCGGCCGGTGTGGTAGTATTGACGGAAGGCCTGAAAGGCTTGCTTCCGAATATGAAAGGCTGGGTAACCCAAATTGTCAGCTGGTGCGTCGGTATTGCAGGTGCCATGTTACTGTGGTGGTTGGATGCCGGATTCGTGTCGGATGTCCAGTGGTATATAGCCCTGCTTTACGGTTTCGGTGCGTCCCTTGTCGCGAACGGGATCGCGGACACAGGGTTGGTGCAATGGCTTATCGGCCTTATAGTCAAGAAATCGGAAAGCAAGGCATAAACAGGTATCAGAGATGGGGCTTAGTGAAATACTCAACCTGGTACTGGGCGGCGGTTTATTGGCGGCTGTCATCGGGCTTCTCACGCTGAAGGCGACTGTCCGCAAGGCGAATGCCGAGGCGGAGAAGGCGAGGGCCGAAGCCGAGACGGTCCGGATTGACAACACTGAGCAAGCCACCCGGATATTGATAGATAATATTGTTGAACCATTAAAGAAGGAATTGAATGAGACCCGAGAAGAACTGCGTGCGACCAAGAAGGAGTTTGGGTCTACCAAGCGCGAGATGGCCCGGCTTCGCAAGGCTATCGGTGATGCCGGCAATTGCAAGCATTCTGATGCTTGTCCTGTGCTTTTCCGGTTGCGTGAGCACCCGAAAGACAGTGAAGGAGACCTCCCGGACGGAGGCGAATCGGATGGCGGTGGACAGTATGGCCAAAGAAGTCCTCCTTGTACGGACGGAGGCGGTCCCGAAGTCGGAGGTACGGCTGGCGATACCGGCTGACAGCCTGATGAGACTGCCCCCCAGGGCATCGTATAGCGGAAAGAGCGGGCAGGCGAACGTGTCGGTAAGCCGTGACGGAGACGTGATCGCCGTGCACGCGAGCTGCGATAGTCTGCAAATCATGGTCGAGTATTATGCGGGCAGGTCCGAGACGTACAGGAAGGCCTGGGAGGAAATGGCGGATTTGTACGAAGCGGAGATAAAACAGCGTTCGAACCCCGTTCAAATCTTCTTATATGGTTTCGGGGCTGGAATACTGATATGCGTTTTAGCGGTAATATTAATTCAAAAACAAAAGAAAGATGGCGGATAAGAATTTCATGTACGGCATCGGTGCCGTGAAATATAAGGATTTTGTCGTGGGCTATATCGAGAAAGGCTCCTTTGACTTGGGCGGCCAGAAACCTGAGGCGGCGAAAATCGAGGCGGAACAGGTGCCCGGTGCCCCGGTACTGGTCATAGCCCAGTCGAACGGTAGCATAGCGCCGACGTTCAATGTGATCCAGATGGACTTTGATAACCTGCACAAACTGCTGGGCGGTTCTCTTCATTACAAAAAAGAGGACACGGAAAAGAAAACCCCGGTGGGCTGGACGGCCCCCTCGACCGCGATGGTGATGCAGGGTCCCTGGGAACTTGCCCTTGTGTCCGGGAAGAGCATCCTGATGCCCAACGCGACACTGCTCTCCAATTTGGGCGGCAAGCTGACCCTGACAGAAACGGCGAAGATCGAGTGTACATTGGAGGTGGCGATGCCGGAAGACGGTTCGCAGCCTTACGGTGTGTTTGACACTGAATCCCTTCCCGATGAGTGGAAACAGAACAAGCTACCGGCGGCGGAAGCCGCGGCCGCTGCGGGAGTATAGACTTCGGACGGGGAGGGTTAGCGTATGGACGACCGGTTTGAGCAACTGATAGAAATGGAGTGTGCGGACGCGCTGCTGGACAGCGGCGTGTCCGTTCCTCTTAAAAGGTGGAAGCTCCCGTGGCTGAAACGCCCGCTGGAGGTGCGTGTGACGATGAAGCGCCCGCGGCTGCGCGGGCAGATTCTGCTGGCGAGGGAATACCTGAAGATGGGTGTTGAACCCGGGTGGCGGCCGAAGGACAAGACCGAGGAACTGACCTTTGTAGCGGAACATGGCAAGGCCGTAAGCCGTCTGCTGGCCTATACGGTGTGTCGGGGCTATGTGTCGCGACATGTAGGCATCGGGGTGACGGCGTGGGTGCTTCGGAACTTTGTGGAGTGGAAGTATCTGATGGCGCTGTTCCGAACGTTTGAGCGGTTGATGGGCACGAAGGATTTTATGCGTATTATCAGCTCGGCGGCGCGGGCGAACCCGATGACCCCGAGACTGAGCCAGGCAAGGATGGGGAGTTAAGAACCCGGTATGAGGGTTCCCATAGCCCTTTCGGCTTCGTGTGGCAGATTGCATCGGCAACAGGCTGGAGTGTGGACTACATTCTGGATGGTGTGAACTACCAGACACTGATACTGATGCTGAGCGATGCGCCGCGGTATGTGCGGCAGAAGACCGGCAGCGGTAAGTGTGACAGCCACCCGGAGCGCAGCGCCGAGGATGAAGCGAACGATATAGTAGGATTTTTTCAAAGCAAACTGGAATGAGTAAACCTGTAGAAGTTGAATTTTTGATGAAGGACAAACTCACGCCCGGCATGAACAAGGCCGAGCGTGAGGTGCTGGAACTGCGTAATACCGTCAGACTGCTGGAGGCTGAACTGGAAAGGCTGCGCCTTGCCGGTGAGACGGCCGCCCCCAATTTGGATCAGAGCGCCAACATCGCCCAGATCCACGCGCTGGAAAAGCAGCTTGAGGAATTACGTGGCAAGTTGAGACAGCTTCAGACGGAATCAGAATCCGTACAGGTCACCCCGCCGGACGTGCCCAATGCACAGCGCCAGTTTAATGGCTTGCATAACAGTATCCAGCAGATCGCCCGTGAAATGCCCTCGTTGGCTATGGGGCCGCAGATGTTCTTTCTGGCCATCAGCAACAACTTACCGGTATTCACCGATGAGCTGGCCCGTGCCCGGAAAGAGTACGACGCCCTGATGAAAGCGGGACAGAAAGGCACGCCGGTATGGAAACAGGTGCTCTCTTCCCTCTTTTCCTGGCAGACGGCACTTACGACCGGCATCATGCTGCTTGTGATGTACGGTGACGAGATAGTGGCGTGGACGAAGGATTTGTTCAGTGCCAAGAAAGGCGTGGACGAATTTAACATTTCGCTGAAAGAGATGACCGAGATAGAGAAGGACGGCCGCACCCAGATGGTGCGTACCCGCTTTGAGCTGAAATCGGTCATCGATGAGATAAAGAACTTCACCGGCAGCAAGGAACAGGAAAAGGCCAAGGTGGAGGAACTGAACCACAAGTACGGGGAATCTTTCGGGTATTATAAAACACTTTCCGAGTGGTATGATACCCTTATCCAAAAGAGCGAGGACTATGTGCAGGTCCTGCTGCATCAGGCCAATGTCCAGAACCTTGTCAACAAAGCTGCAGAAGCGGATGAGGAGGTGAATAAAATCAAAGCCCAGAATCCGAACGAAGTGGAGGGCGCACATGGTGGTTTTTTCCGCTTTATGGCCAAAATGGGAGCCCATCATGTCGGGCTTACCCCACAAGAAATGGATGCGGAAGTGGACAAGGAGAATGAGGCTAACAAAAATATGAAAATCAAGGAGGCAGAGGCGAGACGCGAGGCTTACCTGACAAAAGCCAGGGAAGAGGCAAAAAAAGCCGCAGAAGCAGCCAAGAAAGGAAATATTGGCGGACATACCGACCCCAAACAGCCCGGAAAGAATCCGGAAGCGGAAGCCAGGCAACGGCTTGCCACAGAGCGCAGGCTGGCGCAGGATCTTGCTGCCCTGCAGGCCGAGAACCGGAAGGAGGAGATAGACCGCATGCAAGCCGGTACCGAAAAGAAACTGGCACAAATCGAATATGACTATAACGCCCGGAAAGAAGAGATCAACCGGCTGGAAGCCGACTGGAAGCGTGAGAACAAGGAAGCCGGTCTTTCCACCGGCGGCAACGGATTGACCCCGGACCAGACGGATGCCCTTGCTGCTGCTCGGGGCTCCAACGACAAGAACCGGAGCGCTGCCATTACGGCTGCTTTGGAGGAGGAAAAGGAAAAAGAAGCCGAAGCCATGCGTGATTACCTGTCGGAATATGGCAACTACGAGGAAAAGAAACTGGCTATCACGCAGGAGTATGAAAAACGTATCGCAGAAGCCACCACTGAGGGCGAACAAAAAACACTTCAGGAAGAATTGAAGAAAAAGGTGGCAGACCTTGACATGGAGGAACTGAAGGAAGGGCTGGACTGGGAAGCCGTCTTCGGGGACCTTGACAAGGTATCTACAGAGAGCCTGCAGTCACTCCGTACCCGTCTGAAGGAATATATCGATACACAAAAGGATCTGCAGCCGGACAGCCTGAAAGACCTGGTACGTGCGATAGATTCCATCGATAAAAAACTGAACGAACGCGATCCCTTTGCGGCATTGGAATCATCCATGTCTCGGGTAAAATCCACGACCTTATCCGTCAAGGAGGCCCAGGAAGCCTATAACAAGGCCGTGGAAGAAGGGACTGAAGCCGAGCGGAAGAATGCCCGGGCCGCGCTGGATGCCGCCCGGAACGCGAGGCAGAGGGCACTGGCCGAGGCCACGGATGCCCTGCACAGCAGCGTGGGGCAAGTGAAGGAATACGTGGGAGCGGCAGAGGACCTTCTGGGACTGGTGGAACAGTTCGGTATCGATCCGCCGGAATGGATGGGCGAATACCTGGAAGGTTTGGGGCAGACGTTGGATGGCTTGGAAAGCATCGACCTGACCAAACCGATGAGCGTCATTACCGGCGGTATCAAGGCGGTAAGCGGCGCGGTGAAGACATTGTTCAGTCTGGGCGGCACCATCAATTGGAACGGAAGCAACGCGAAAGAGGTGCAGGCCACGATGGACCGGCTGACCAGCCGGAACGAAATGCTTCAGACTTCCATCGAGGACTTGACCGATACCATCAAACAGAGCAAGGGTACCAAATCTGTAGCCGCTTACCGCGACGCTTACCGGATGCAGCAAGAGACGAGTTCGAACTACCTGCAGATGGCGATGGCGCAGGCCGGTTACCACGGCAGCCACCGCTCTTGGAACTATTACTGGGATGGTTTCAGCCAGTCACAGATTGACAAACTGAGCGGACAGATTGGCCGCCAGTGGGACGGGAACCTGTGGAGTCTGAGCCCGGAGGAGATGAAGGCTCTCAGAAGCAACGTGGACATGTGGACACAGATACAGGAGACGGGTAAGGGCGGTTACGGCGGGCGGCTTACCGAGAAACTGGATGACTACATAGACCAGGCCGGAAAGCTGGAGGAACTGACCGACCAGCTGTATGAGGGGCTTACCGGCATCTCGTTCGACGCGATGTACAGCAGCTTCATCGACAATTTGATGAACATGAAGTACGGTGCCAAGGATGCGGCAGAAGACATTTCGGAGTACTTCATGCGTGCGATGTTGAGCAATAAGATCGGCGAAATGTACAGCGAGAAGCTGAAAGGCTGGTGGGAGAAGTTCGGCAAGGCGATGGAAGACAACGACCTTACGGAAGCAGAACGGAATTCTCTCGCAGATGAATATATGCAGTATGTGGATGAAGCCCTTGCCATACGTGATAATCTGGCGGCAGCCACCGGTTATGACAAGACGCAGCAGGGTGGTACAACCCAGAGTGCGAAAGCCGGTGGCTACACGGCCATGACGTATGACCAGGGCACGAAGCTGGAGGGCATGTTCACCGGCGGTCTGCAACATTGGTCGAGTATGGACGACCGGCTGGAAAGCGTGTCGGAGAAGATGGACACGGCCGAGGGCCACCTGGCCTGCATCGCTGAGAACACGGGCGTAAGTGCTGGCCACCTGGGCGAGATAAAGGATGAGATAAAGAAAATAATACGTGACGGACTAAAAGTGAAATGACATGGCAGATATATTGGGCGGGCTGGTGCTGGTGAACGGCACGGACATCTGGACGGAGTACGGCGTGTTCCTGGTGGAGGACCGGCGCGGGGGCATGGATAACCTCTCGGCAATCCTGACCCCGAGCAAGACGAAGAAGGAGACGGCCGTGGACATACGGGAGGAGGACGGGGAGAAATACAGTGCGGTGCTTACCCCGAGGAACGAGGCGCGTGACGTGACGCTGCACTTTGCCCTATATAACAAGACAAGGGAGGGATGGCTGCGGAAATATTTTGCGTTCATCAATTTCCTGAAGAAAGGGAAGGACGGGTGGCTCGACATCGCGTTTCCCCAGCTTGATCTGACACTGCACGTGAAATACACGGACAGCCCGAAGTTCACCCCGCTGACCTATTTGTGGAAGGAAGGGGTCCACGCCGGGAAATTCAAGGTTAAGTTCCGCGAGCCGGTACCGATTATATAACCATTCAAAGACGATTCGAATATGCTTTTAACGATATACGATAAAGCCGGGACCAAGCGTGCGGATGTGGCCGCAAGTGATAGTTCGACGCAGAGCAAGGAGGTGCAGGGCGACAACGTGCTGGCGCTCTCCTTCACGCATTATGCCCATATCCCCCTTGATGTAGGTGACTTCACGGACTACATGGGCGAGCGATACTGGCTGACAGAGCGGTACACCCCGAAAGAGAAAAGCGGGAGCGAGTGGGAGTATGACCTGAAGCTGTACGGTATCGAGAGCCTGATCAGACGTTTTCTCGTGCTGGAAACAACGGACGGCGACACCAATCCCCTGTTTACATTGACGGCCACGCCGCGGGACCATGTGGCGATGGTAGTGAAGGCCATCAACGACGGCATGGGTAACATTACCGACTGGAAGGTGGGGCAGGTGGACGGTACCGATCTTATCGTGATCGACTATGAGGGCATGTACTGCGACCAGGCCTTGAAGGAGATCGCCGGCAAGGTGGGAGGCAAGGCCGAGTGGTGGGTCGAGGGGCAGACGGTGAACGTGTGCCGTTGCGAACACGGTGAGGAGATCACGTTGGGATACGGCAAGGGGCTGACCTCCCTGGAGCGGGATACGAGCAATACGGCGAAGTTCTACACACGCCTTTTCCCGATCGGGAGCAGCCGGAACATCGACGCCGAGAAGTACGGCAGCCCCCGTCTGATGCTCCCCGGAAAAAAGAAGTACGTGGAGGTGGGCGTGGACGAGTACGGTATCTATGACCACTACGAACAGGCCGCCTTCAGCGATATCTATCCCCGGCGGGTGGGTACGGTAAGCAGTGTCCGGAGCGAGGAGGTGACGGACGAGGAAGGTAAGGCCTTTACCGTCTATTACTTCAAGGACGGCGGGATGGATTTCGATCCTAACGATTATGAGTTGGCCGGTGAGACGAAACGCGTCTCCTTCCAGAGCGGTGACCTTTCCGGGCTGGGAGAGGGGGACGACCATTATTTCGAGGTAAACTTCGATAGCGCCACCCGTGAGTTCGAGATCGTCACGATCTGGCCTTACGGCGACGACACGCAGCTTCCGGGCGGCAAGCTCGTTCCGAAGGCCGGGGACACCTATGTCCTTTGGAACATCCGGATGCCGGATAAGTATTACCGGCTGGCAGAGGAGGAGTTCCAGAAAGCCGTCGATGACTATAACAAGGACCACTGGCTGGATATCGCCGCTTACAAAGCTCCGACCGACCATGTGTGGATCGAGCAGCAGGAGGCCGAGCTGTTTGTCGGCCGGCGCGTAAAATTGGAGAGCTCGGAGTATTTCCCGAAAGACGGTTACCGCAGGAGCCGCATTACGAAGATCACGCGTAAGGTGAACCTTCCCGGGGAGATGGACCTGGAGATCAGCGACGCCCTGCAGGTATCGAAATTCGACAGGGTAAACGACAGCATAGGGGAACTAAAAAGCTATACGAAAGCCAAGGCCGAAAGTTCCGGGCTCCCGGACATCATCCGGAGCTTCGACAACACTCTGCCCACGGACAACAACCTTTTCTCTGCGAAAAGAAGCCAAAGGGAGTTCCTGAGCAAACGCCATCGGGATACCGCGGCCGAGGTGATCGGTTTTTTGAAAGGGGCTTATTTTGGGGATTACAAAGCCGGGGAATCCGGAGGCAATGTTGACGGTGACGGGAACGCCGAGTTTCTGACGGCGGTCATCCGGGAACTGCTCCGGAGCACCCGTTTCGTGGACGGTATGTTCGGCGAGGGCTGGCAGATATGGATAGATAAAATAACGGGGCTGAGTAATCTCACGATAGACAAGGCGACCATCCGGCAGACGTTGGTGGCTCTGGAGCTGCTCATAGAAACGGTACGCAGCGTAAGGGGGCAGCTGGTTGTCTCCGCCGCCAACGGTAAGATCAAGACCGTGGCCAAGGAGGGCAACAATTACCGCATCTCCTTTGAGCAAGAGAACACGTTCGTGGCGCACGACCTGATGCGCTGTGCCGTTTTTACGGGGGCGGAGATTCGGGGTTACTGGGTGGAAGTGTCGGAAGGCGATGCGGAAGGGATAACGGTACCCCAGAGGGAGTTTGGTGGGACGGAACCGAAGGCGGGCGATGAGTGTGTACTTATGGGTAACACGGAAAACCCGCTCCGGCAGAACCTGATCAGCATAGCAGCTACCGAGGACGGCCAGCCACGTGTTGACATACTGGATGGCGTGATGGCGAAAAACTTCAACGGCTGTTTGCGCTGCCGGGTGGGTAATCTTGACGGTATCAAGGACAGTGCTTTCCCGGCGAATAGCCAACCACACGGGAACGGTCTCTATGGCGACAACGTATATTTGAAAGGTACGTTCGTCCTCATGACCGGCGAGGATATCCTGACGAAATTTGAAATTACGGAGGGTAAGATACAATCAGCCGTGGAGGGTCTGCGTGACGAGGTGAGGGAGGAGCAGAGCTTTTTCGATAACACCACGTTTACCGAGGGGATGAGTAAATGGATAAGTGGGTACAAGGCCGCGTTCCTGACTTTCGGCGGCAAGTGGATTCTTGCCGGTAACAAACTGTTAGCATCGAGCGAGAACGGCAACGTGGAGGTCGTAAAGACCGGCAAGGTTCCTTACGTCAGGATAACGAACAGTTATATCATGCAGAAGAACGGGGATTTCCGCACGATTCCCGATTTCAAGGAGTTGAACGGGGACGGGCTTCGCATTCCGGGCTATGTCTACCTGTCCTTCCATTACAAGGTGATCGAGGCCGGACACCTGCGTATCGAGTTTGTCAATTCCAACAAGAACGGATACGAGAATTTCAACATGTTCGCTTACGACGGTGATTTGCCGGTCGGTGGGGAGAAGGTATTCAACCATTCCGGGCTGTGGAACGGGACCGGTGACTTCAAGCTGTCGTTCACGGGTGTTATCCAAGTGTCCTTGTTGGTGTTCTCGACAGACCGGACGGATGCCCTGGCGTACAAGTATGCCACGTTCTTCGACCAGTCGGAGAAGATGATCCGAATCGCGGCGGCGAATTTCGATAAGGACGGCAATGTGCTGGAGGCATCCTCCATTATCACGACGGCCAAATATAACAGGCTGATTTCTGTCCATTTCGATGAGAACGGGGAATTGCGGAATAAATCCGGGTTGGTGACTACCGCCAATTTTTCCAAGCTGTTCGCTGAGGGCGTTACAAGCAACGGGCTTGTAAAGAAGGCGGAACTGAATGTCTATGTCAAGCGTGACGAGTTCGGCAATCTTGTTTCCGGTGTTACCATTAAAGCCGACCAAATCAAACTGGAGGGGCTTGTTACGGCTAACGGCTATTTCAAGGTCCTCACGGACGGGAGTATCGAGACCCGGAACGCGAACATCAGCGGTACTGTCAAGGCGAGCGGCGGTAAGATCGGCGGCTTTACCATCGATTCCGGCCGTCTGTATTGGAAGAGCCGCGATTATTTCGGAAACGATTCCCGGAGTTTGAAACTGGGAGTCTCGAGTTCCTCGACGGAGGGGATCGTGGACGTGGCCTTCAATGGCGCTACCAGTGGTCGGTTTGGCGTAAAATCAGTCGGGGCGACATCCGGTGGGGCCGCTATATACGCATCGATAGGCTCCTTAACCTATCCGGCCAGCGGTATGACCTATGCCGGGTTCTTTGTGGGTCCGGTAGATGTAAGGGATACCGGTAACGGATTGACAAGTGATGTTTGTGCGTCGAAAGGGTTCCGGTACATCAAGAGCCGCAATTCCGACGGTACATACGTGTATAACGAGGGTGTGAACTGGGGGGATGGTGCCGCCCAGAATCCCGACCTTGACAAAATAAGACTTATCGTGAGGGGCGGCATCATAGTCGGCTATACAGGGGAATAAACATTTAAAACCAAAGAGATATGAAAGTTGACTTAAACAGGAGATTCAGGGGCTTTGACGGGAACGAGCTTGGCGGTGACAACATCGCCACCGCCGTGGCGGAGGCCCTGTTCAATTACGGAAAAGACAAACCGGTAGGCCGTGATGAGAAGTTCAAGGCTTACGTCCTGTGCCAGCGTATCATCCAGGGCGGTGGAATCCTGGAGATCACCACCGAGGAGGGTACGCTTATCAAGGAGGTATGTGGCGAGAGCCTGACGGCCGGCGGTTACGGCCAGGTTTATGAACTGATAGAGGGAGGGGTTTGATATGGCACTGACAGAATCGGATATTGCCCAGGTTTTGGAGGCGGTCAAGGCGGAATCGAAGAGTGTCGAATCCCTTGAGACGGTCGGCTCGCTGAGCGGGGTCAAATCCCTGCCTGCGCAGAAAGGTGACAAAATGGTGAACGTCCCGATCACCTTATTGAGCAAGCCAGCCGATGACGCGGCGGCCCGGGCGATCAAGGCCGCTGAAAGGGTGGAGGGATTGGCTCCCGAAATGGAAGCGGCCACCCAGGAGACAAAAAAGGCCATTCAAACGGCGGGTGAATCGGCGGCAAAGGCGGAGGCGGCCGCGAAGAAGGCCGAGGATGCGATAGCCCAAGGCTACAAACATAAGGAGATGAGTGAGGAGGAGTTTGAAAGTCTCCCGGAAAAGGACGGCAAGACCATTTACCTGATTTACGAGGAGGAATAGGTATGATAAGTGTTGGAAACAAAGAGGTGACGGCCATCCGTGTAGGCGAACGGGTGGTGGCGACGGTCTATATAGGGGCCAGGCTGGTTTGGCAAGCCATCCGGAGCTGTTTCGGCGCGGGCTTTTGGCGCGGTGACAAACCCTGGAGCCGAACGGATGGCTGGAAACGGATGAAATAACTTTTAAAGAATAACGATATGGCGAAAAAAGTGTATGACGAGGACGGTCTGGATATGCAGAAGACCGATTGGTCCGGTGATGAATCCACGGGTAATCTTCCGGTGAGCGGCCGGTTGGTGGAGAACTATATCAAAAGTATTGATGACAAGGCCACCCCTACGGAGGAGCTGGCCGCCGGTGAGACGAAAGCCCCCACGAGCGGCGCGGTGTTCGCCTCGCTGGTGGGTACCGTGACGAATATCGACGTGACGGACAGCGAGGACGGCACTCAGTACGTGATGACAGTCACGCAGAAGGATAGCGAAGGGGGAGAAAGCGACAGGGAGGTGCGCTTTTCCAAGTATAGCGACGATGACAAGGTGGTGGTGAATATAGACCTGACCGATGCTTCGGGTTCCTCCTTGCCCGCTTCCCAGTATTTGTCGTTGGGTACCGGTTTCGTGGTGAGATATGCCGTTGGCGTGGGCACGGCCGGTGGCGGCGAGGTGAGTGGCTACAGCGACCTGAAGGCCAAGGTGGTCGTAAAACGTGGCTCCACGGTCCTTTCGGAATTCCAGGATGCGGAGTTTGTCGGCGTTACGGCCGGTCAGAGCTATACTTTTGACGCGTCGCCTTACCTGAAGGATGCCACGACCTACACCGTGCAGGTGGAGGCGCAGGCCGGTTATGATGGCGGTACGCTGATGAAAACCGCTACCGCCAGAGTGACGATGGTGGCTATGGAACTAAGTACCACTTATTCGGTTGGGAACGGACTTGCTGACGGGGGATACCGGAACGACGTGAACATCCCATTTACAGCTAAGGGAACGAGTGGCGAGAAGAACATCTACTACCGTATCAACGGCGGGCAGCCCTATACGCTTGGCCTGTCAGCCGGTTCCGGTGTCCAGCAGAAGAACGTCACCGTTGCGCTGAGTGAAATGCGGGAGGGCATGAACGTGGTGGAAGCCTATGCGCTGCACGAGAACTCCGGCGTGGTGAGCGAGATACACTACCTGACCCTGCTGAAAGCCGGGGAAGGTGTGACGGCCTATGCCGGCATGATGTTCAACCACCGGGCGGCAGGGTTCCAGCGTGACTGGAAGCACCCCGTACTGGAGGCAGAGCAGTTCACGGCGTGGAACTTCACGTATGCCGGCTATGACAGGGATGCGTACACGGCCCGTGTGAAAGTGACCAGCCGGGGCAGTGTGGTGAAGGAAGACCTGCTGCAGCGCGGTGAGACCGGCAGCTACGGGCGTACGAACGTGAACGTGGAACCGCTGGATTACCGTGTGTCGTGCGGTGATGCCGTGCTTGAGGTGCAGGTGAACACCACATCGCACCCCGACATTGAAGCCACGCTGGCACCGGATGCCGTGTGCACGTTCGATGCCTTCGGGCGAAGCAACACGGAAAACAACCCGGAAAGCTGGGTGAGCGGGGACAAACGGATGGAATTCCGTGATGTGCTGTGGAGCGTGAACGAATACGGCGCAGGAAGCGGCTGGCACAAGGACCGCCTGCTGCTGGCCGGCGGTGCGGGCATGACACTGACGGCAGACGGCGGTTATCGCCCGTTCAACGAGGCGGACAAGCCCGAGGGTTTTGCCATCCGCGACGTGGGCATGACGTTGGAGATAGAATACAGCACGGCCAACGTGACTGACACCGACGCGGAGCTGATCACCTGTCTGGGCACCCTGCAAAACGGCAACCGTTACGGGCTGGTGGTGACCCCGGAGGAGGCGAAGTTCCTTACCGGCGTGGTGACGGAGGCGATGGATGCCGGTCAGGTCCTGCGCTATGAGGACTCGGTGGGTACGAAGTTTGAACCCGGTAAGAATATCCGCATCACTTACGTGTTCTATCCGGACGTGGAGACCAACGAGCAGCGGACGCTGATCGGCTTCTATGTGAACGGGGAGGAGTCGGCCGCCTCGAAGTGGCTGGACAAGGTGAACTTCGACATCCGGAGCCAGCTGGAGTTTAAATCGGAGGGGGCTGACCTGAACGTGAAGAGCGTGCGCATCTATAACAAGGCGCTGACTTCGGACGAGGTGCTTAACAACTACATCGTGGACCGCAACCATCTGGAGGATGCCGACGGGGAACCGGGCGTGCGTTCGCTGGATGAGGACAACCGCGTGCTGAACGAGGGGGACACGGTGAGCATGGAGAAGCTGATGGGACTGATGAAGAAGCGGCGGAACTCGATCCTGGTACTGATAGGCACGGGCAGCGTGGGCAGTGAGGTGCCAAGCGAGAGCGACACGCTGAACGTGATGGATGCGCTGGCCCAGCTGAACAACAAGAAGGCCAACAAGCTGTGCCGGGAAGTTAGATTCTACAACGGTGAGAACCGGGCGCTGGACTGGATAGCCCGTGACATTTATCTGCGTATCCAGGGTACCAGTTCGGTGAACTATGCCCGCAAGAACCTGCGCTTCTACTTCCAGAAGACAGCCAGCGGTTACACGGCATGGATGAGCTATGGAGAGATAGACGGTAACGGGCAGCAGAGCAACCCGACAGCTACGGAGGGCAAGAAGAACCTGTTCCGACTGCGGGACAACTCGGTGGGGGCAAAACTCGCCTGTGCGAAGTGTGACTTTTCGGACTCCTCCATGACCACCAACACCGGTGGTGCGAAGTTCATCCATGACGGCATGAAGGAAATGGGCATCCTGACCCCTGCCCAGCAGTATGCCGCCGACCATGCGGATACGTGCAAGGAAGACATACGCTCGGCTATTGACGGCTTGCCCTGTGATCTGTTCGTGGCAAAGAGCGTGGATGAGGATCTGACCTACTACGGCCAGTACAACATGAACAACGAGAAGAGCGACAGCTACCCGATATTCGGTCAGGACAAGACCATCGGCGAAGAGCAGTGGGGGACCGGTGATACGCTGAACTACCTGCAGGCGAACGGCGACCGGCCGAAGGAATACCTGCCCATCTGCATCGAGACGTTGAACAACTCGAACGACCTGTGCCTGTTCCGCTGGCTGCCGTCCACGGAGCCCGACCATACGGACTTCATGGATTTCAACTTTGACGGCGGTTTCGAGTTCAACCATCCGAAAGACGTGTTCTGGAACGATGGCGGAGGTGATGCCGAAGAAGAACCGAACATCAAGGAACACCTGGGCACCGGTGACAAGTACGACAAGATGTACAAGGCGCTTGACCGCATGATGAGTTTCCTTTATAAATGCGTGAAGGAAACGCCTGCCGGCAAGAATCTGGCCTATAACAAGGAGACGCACACCTTTGACGGGGTGGACTATGAGGATGACGGCAACAAGTTCCCGACGGCCAAATGGGTGAGCCCGACCTTCAAGGCGGAAGCCGGGAAGTATTTCAACCTTCCCAACCTGGCCGCCTACTACCTGTATGTACAGTTCAACCTGGGTGTGGACCAGCTGGCGAAAAATATGCTGGTGCGGACATGGGACGGCGTGATGTGGTGGATAACCTATTACGACGGTGACTGCCAGCTGGGTTCGGACAACAAGTCGTTCCTGACCGGGAAGTATGACGACAACCGGCAGACGAAGCGAGACGGGGCCTATGTGATGCAGGGACACAACAGCTGGCTGTGGAACCTGATACTGGGCAATATGGGCAATCTGCTGGAGGAAGTGATGACCAGGGGTGTGAACGGCGGTACCAGCTTCATGAGTGCCTTCAGCATCCAGAAGGCCGTTGACCATTTCGACACCGAGCAGATGAAGAAGTGGTGCAGCCGGCTGTACAACAAATCAGGCATCTTCAAGTATGTGTATCCGTTCCTGAACGAGATGCCGGTGGGGGCTGACGGTGCCAAACAGACGTATCCGCAGATCTACGGTCTGAAGGGTTCGTTGAAAGCTCACCGTAACTATTTCATCCAGCGCAGGTATGACCTGAAGCAGGTGGAGTACGGTTATGTCTCTACGCTGGGCGCCCAGTTCTACCAGAGTACGGCATCGCTGGACAAGGCATACAAACTGAAGCCGATGCAGTACCGGCTGACCATCCCGTACCGTGTGCAGCTTTCCACCAGCAACGGCGTGCAGGCCGACAGCGGCGTGGTGGATGCGGACGTGCTCCACTCCCTGCAGCTGACCCGTGCCTTCGGTGAGAACGACCCGCTGAAGATTATCGGCGCGGCCAAAGTCAAGGAGCTGGTGTGGCATGAGGACGCGTTCGCCATCGGATTCAATTTCGGCTTGCTTACCTCATTGGTTAAACTTGACATGAGCGTGGAGAAAGCCAGCGGTTATCGTAACGGTTCATTCATGGCCTCGACGAACGGCATGCTTCTTCTGGAAGAGCTTAATATGCGCAACAACCTGCTGGCACGGAATGGCGATAACGGCAACGTGACGACCTTGGACTTGAGCTGGCAGGGACGGTTGAAGAAGCTGGACGTGAGAGGCACGGGGCTTACCCGCGTGAAACTTGCCACCGGTGCGCCTGTTGTGCAGTTATGCTTGCCGGAAACGATAGAGGAACTGTTTCTGGAATATCTTCCCAGGTTGGCAGAGAGCGGATTGGTACTGGATGGCATCGGTAACGTGCGAGGCTACCGGTTCATGGGTTGTCCGGGCATTGACGGGTTTGCCATGCTGGAACGTCTTCATCAGGCCAAGTTGAACGGTAGCGGTAAACTGGAGCGTTTTGTCCTTGACATCGATATGGAGGATGACGGCAGGCTGCTCGGGAAATACTACGATTATGGTACCTATACCTCCACCGGAGCGATAGACAACCGTCATTCCGGATTGCGTGGCAGGCTCTGCCTGACAAAGTACATGGATGACGAACAGGCCGACCGGTATCGTGAGCGGTATCCGGAACTGGAGATCGTACAACCGGCCTACAGCATCATCGAGTCGGACGAAAGCGCTCCGGACGATGCCAACATTTCCAACCCGGACAACGAGACCGGTTATAAGTATGGCAATACTTACGTCATGAATGCCCACGTGGCGGCGATCCTCAAGAAGCGCCACCGTGTGCTTGCCAAGGTGACGAAAAAGCCCACGAGCCGTAAAGTGGAGATGGCGGGCCAGACGGTTGACGTGAACAATCCGGACGGCGAGATGACCTATTGTCCGTTGGATGATACCAGCAGTAATAAATACTACGATGGCAGCGCAGCCAAACTTGACAGCAGCGAGGGCGACTGGATGATGTACGAACCGTTCTTTTGGTCGAAAGGTGTCAATGACTACCTGAACGAGAAATATTACAGCTGTTACAGTTCCAACGGCCCTGACGATATGCCTCCTGTTCCGGATGTGACGGTGCTGACGTTGGACAACATCAAAGACACGCAGGGCGGTTTCCTTACAGAGCGCAAACTTTTGAGTGGCAAACCCACGTTGAAGGATTCTTATAGCACGGACAAGACCTATTCAGTCTGCAAGGTGGATGTACAAGGCTATAAGCGTGTACGTTTTCCGAGTGTTCCCGGTACGGGTTTGGTCGGCAGTCTATTTGTTGACGGCTCCGGAAACGTGGTCAAAACCATCGTGGTCTCTACGATCGGTCTGAAGTTCGAGGCCGGCATGTACTTGATATCGGATGTTCCGGAGGACGCCACGGCCTTGCACTTCTCGATCCTGAACACGGCCGAGTTTGACAAGGTGGTTCTTTCCAACTCCGACAAGATCGAGGATATGGAGCCCGATTGGGTGGCCAACGAGGAACATCTTTGCGCGGTAGTAGGCAGTAGCGTGGTAGGTAGCAAGTTGCGTTCATGCATAACAGGTAATTCCACGACGGCCAGCATGAACTGGATCGACTTTCATTATTACTCGGTTCAGCGCGGTATGCAACAGATAGACGCGTTGATGCACTCCCGTATAGCGAACTTGTTTTACGCAAGATATGGCCGTCGTGACAGCCAGGAACAGTGCGGAGGCGGTCAGCATACGAGCAATCGTATCACGGGCGGTACAGCCGGTTATGGTATGCAGGATACGATCGGTTATGACGAAGCGTATAAAATAAACGACAAGATCACGAATTCCATCGTGGACGGTTCTATCCACCAGTACGCTTGGTATCGTGGCCAGGACGAGTATGGTTCTCCGACCGTGACTCAGGTAAACAATATCAGTTGTCTGGGCTATGAGGACATCTACGGCCATAAGTACGAGATGATGGACGGTGTTGATTTACCCAACGATAGTGGCAACCAAGGTAAATGGCGTATTTGGATGCCGGACGGCACGGTGCGTTGGGTGAAGGGTAAAACGATCAGTGACCAGTGGATAACAGGTGTTGCCCATGGTAAATACATGGATATCGTACCGGTAGGAACAGCTAACGGCTCGTCCAGTACATATTATTGCGATAAATATTGGATAAGTACCGCAGCCTTCCGTGTGGTCTATCGCGGGTGCAGCGATGCGAGCGCG